GACGCCTGGGCGATCCATCCCTGGCCCAGCGAACATTACGTCACACACGCGATGGAAGTGAAGGTCAGCCGCGCCGACTGGAATCGGGAACTTCGGAATCCGATCAAACGGATCGCCGCGATGACGCTGTGCGACTTCTTCTGGATCGTCACGCCGGTCGGGATCGTCAAGCGCGAAGAACTTCCCCCTGGGGTCGGACTGATGGAAGTCGTCGGCGGGGAACGGGGGGTCATACACAAACTGGTCGAAGCCCCGATGTTGGATCGGCCCGAACCGAACTGGGGGTTCACCTGTTCGCTGATACGCGCGGCCATGCGGGGGAACGACCTTATGCGGGCGGCGGTAAAGAAGGGGAAGCGATGATAACGGACTTCCTGGTCATTCGGCACAGTGGGTTTCGATCCTGGACGGGGGAGTGGAAACAAAACATTCATATCGTGAAGGGTGAAGCCCAGGATTCGACGCTATGCGGGTTCGTCACTACGGGCTGGGACGGAAGACCCTTCCTGCCTGACGATTCACGGGCCAGTGATGTTCTGTGCGGGCGATGCAGGAAACGGATTCGGACTTATGAAAGGTACGCGAAGATGCGGGACGCGGGGCAAGATCGACGCCCAGCCCTTGTTCTTCTGGCGATCGAAAAGATGATAGACGGAAAGGAGAAAAATGAAAGCGATACTTGACTTCGAATTGTTGCGGGACGCCGCGTCCAGGAATAAGAAGCCGGAACGCGGGGACGACTTCGGTGAACTGTCGGAAGGAGCGCGGGACATTTTGCGGTCGTGGCATATCGCCGGACACACGGTCGTGGTCGTCACGGAACATTCCCTTCCGATGGTTCAAGGCTGGATGCGGCTTCACAGGGTTTCGGAATACGTCCTTCGTGTCCTTCAGATCGCGCCGCGACCGGCGATCGCTGTGTGGGACAACTTGGTAGAACTGAAGCATGAACAGGGGCGGGTCGAACTTGTCGGCCACGAAGGGGAAGATTCTGACGGCGCGCTGGCAGGTGAACGGGAAGCGCGGGCAGATTACGCGGAAGTCCTGGCCCGTGGTGAAGCGGAAGCCGAAAGATACCTGAAGGGCTTCGCTGAAGGGGAAGGTGACGAATGATGAATAAACGGGTTCTGTGTGAATTCACAGTCAAGGTCGAAAACCTTCTGACGGAAGAAGGGGTCGGCGTGGTGTTGGAAAGGTGCTACGCGCCGGACGGCGGATATATCGGGGAACTGACGGCTGGCCGGATCGCCTGGTGTAAAGAATACGGCGTCCAGCCCCAGAAAGCGAAGCCGGAAGATACTGCCTGTTCCATCGGCTGGCAGGAAGACAAAGCGCGCTGGTGGGCGTGGGGGGCCGCGGCGTCACACTGGTTCGCGGAAGGGATTGAAATCCTGGACGGCGTTTGTGACGTGATCGGCGTTCCCTGGAACACAGCCCCGAAGAATGACGAACAAGCGAAGGAATTCGCGATTATCTTTGCTGAAAAGGTCGCCCGCGCTGGGACTGTGGTCTGATGCTGAAATGCTGGTACGTTCAACACGGCTGGTAGGATGCGGAACTTCCGTATGACCTTGACAGAGAAAGCACTGACACCAGAAAATCTGCAGCGCGACTTTGGGGAAAACAGCAACATCGCCCGCCGGGTTGTGCCAGCGCTCTACAATGCTTTGCATACCACCGACAATCGAAAAGTCCACATCCTCTTCAGACAATGGCAGCGACAGTTCCACGAAGTATCGGGATATGATGAGTCGAACAGCCAACTGAATGTTACCCAAGTGGCTAAGATGTACGCTGTCATTGACCCCTCGCCCAACCTGGAGCACATCTTCTTCGCCATCCACACCTACTATGCCGCCTTCACCAAGTTGCTGGCCCTCCAGGTAGTCCACTACTACTTGATGCCCAAAGTGGGCACTGGGTTGGCTCAGGTAGCCACTTATGACACCGACAGACTGTGCAACTACCTGATTGATATGGAGCAGGGCGGTCTCTTTGCCCAGTTTGGTATTCGCAACTTTCTAGAAGGAGATTTCTTCGGCTGGTATCTGGATGTATGGGATGATTCCCTTGACTCTTCCCTGCGTCGCCTGATTACCGATCTCTCCAATTACTCATTGGTCACGCTGGACGTGGACCCGGAAGAGACGTGCGACCTCCTCAAACAACTCTACCAGAACCTGATGCCGCGCAAACTGCGCCACGCCCTGGGTGAGTATTACACACCGGACTGGTTGGCGGAGCGGGTGTTGAACCAGTTGGGTTACGATGGCGATCCTACCGCCCGCATCCTCGATCCAGCATGTGGTTCGGGCACATTCCTGGTGCTGGCGATCAAACGGGTGCACGAATACGCCGATGAGAAGATGCTGCCACCGGCTCAGGTATTGGAGCAGGTGCTGAGCAATGTGGTCGGATTCGACCTCAACCCGCTGGCCGTCATCTCATCCCGAACTAACTACCTACTGGCCCTAGGCGACCTGCTGCAACACCGTCGGGACGACATCAGTATCCCGGTCTATCTGGCCGATTCCGTCCTCACGCCCTCAATGGAACGCTCGGCAGAAGGGCAATTGAGCCTGATAGATATGCGGTCGGACGGCGATGCCGTTCGGCAGCCGGGTTTCGGCTTCCACACCGCCGTGGGGCGCTTCAGCGTGCCGAAATCCCTCGTCAGCGCGGGCTACATTGACATGCTGGCGAACCTGCTGGAAGAGAGCGTCGAAAACGAACTGAAGCCAGACTTGTTCCGAGAGCGTCTCCTGCACACCTTCCCTCTGGTGACCGAACGGGATGAGGTAGAGATTAAGGTCGCCGTGTCCCTGTATGAGCAACTGTTGGAACTGGATGCACAAGGAATCAACGGCATCTGGGCGCGCATCATCAAGAACGCCTTCGCTCCCCTTTTTCAGGACAAATTCGACTTGGTGGCAGGCAATCCACCCTGGGTCAACTGGGAGAGCCTGCCCAATGAGTATCGAGACGATACAAAACCTTTATGGGTTCATCATGGCCTTTTCCCCCACGGTGGCATGGACACCATCCTGGGAAAAGGTAAGAAAGACATCTCGATGCTGATGACCTACGTGGCAATGGATAACTACTTGAAAGATGGTGGGCGGCTGGGATTCCTCATCACGCAGAGTGTCTTCAAGACTGCTGGTGCAGGTCAGGGCTTCCGTCGCTTCCGCCTAGGCAGCAATACGCTTGTGTCAGTGGTTGCCGTGGATGATATGGCCAGCCTCAAGCCCTTTGCAGGAGCCAGCAACCGCACGGCTATCGCCATTCTTGAACGAGGACGCCGAACAAGGTATCCGGTTCCGTACTCTAACTGGTATAAGCCCGGTGGGGGCAGTGTCATTCCTGAAGATGTGACTTTGGAAGATGTTGTCGGTGAGAAGATCGCCACCTACCGCCAGTTTGCCGCCGAACCGGTGGATGAGGATGAGCCGACCTCACCCTGGATCACAGGCCGACCAAGAGCATTGCGGGCGGTGAAGAAGGTGCTGGGCGTGTCGGATTATCAGGCTCATGCCGGGGCTTGCACATGGCTGAACGCCGTTTATTGGTTGGAGATTGTGGCCGGGCGGCCCAACGGTGTGGCTGTAGTTAGCAACATCACAGAGGGAGCCAAACGCAAGGTCGAGAATGTGCAGGTCGCCATAGAGTCAGACCTTCTGTATCCGCTCCTCAGGGGGCGGGATGTGAGCCGCTGGCAGGCAGTACCTCAGGCATACATCCTGATGGTACAGGACCCGGAGAAGCGTCGTGGATACGATGAAGACTGGATGAATGTGAAGTATCCCAAAGCATATGCCTACTTGAAGCACTTTGAGGATATACTGCGAAGTCGGTCGGGTTACCATAGGTATTTCAAAGAAACGGACGCATTTTACTCGATGTTCAACATAGGTGACTACACCTTCGCGCCGTATAAAGTGGTATGGACTCGTGTCGCAAAGGACATTGTTGGTGCCGTTATTGACTCCTCTGAGGTAGCAGGCACTGTGAAAACCATTGTCCCGATCGAGACCGCTGTGTTGGTAGCCTTCGACAATGAAACCGAAGCACATTACTTCTGCTCTGTTCTTAACTCAACACCTTGGCGATTCGTAATCGTCTCGACAGCAGTACACAGTACAGGTGGATTCGGGTCACCGAATGTTCTACAAAAAGCTCGTATTCCTCAGTATGAGCCTGCTATCTCTTTTCACACTCGATTGGCAACTCTCTCCCAGCAGGCGCACGCAGCCACGGCAGCGGGAGACACGGACACGGTGAAAGAGATCGAGGCGGAGATAGACCGATTGGCAGCCCAGTTGTGGGGCCTGACGGATGAGGAGTTGCGGGAGATTCAGGAAAGTTTGAAGGAGCTGGGGTGACTTCGTCAGCGACAAGACTACTTGACAATCAACTGGCAACCTGATAAGATTATCGCAGGGGAAGGACTGGGCGACGGCCTGATCCGACATTTCATCCTTCTCCTTTGTGCAAAGGGGAATCGACTGGCCTTGACGGGCTGGCACGGTTCCCCTTTTCGCTATCCCCAGGGGGAAACTACGTGACACGAACGAAAAGCGATGTAAACAGGAACGGAAACGCGGTCTGTGGCGCAAAGAAACGGCAAGGCAAGGGCGTCTGTCATCTGTACGCTGGCTGGGGGACATATCACGTCGGGGAAGGGAAGTGCAAACTACACGGGGGCGCATCGGCTGGTCGACCGATCCTTCACGGACGATACAGCATAAAGCACAGAAGAAGGCTGGACGAAATCGTCCAGCGAATGGTGGATGATCCTGAGCCGACGAACCTGGCGGCTGAACTGGCCCTGTCGCGTGGACTTCTTCAGGATCATCTGGACAAGTTCGTCGACGGGGTGATGCTGGACAGCCAGACGATCGGGAATATCCAGAACATGATCCAGGGGATCGCTGTCCTGGTCGAAAAGATCGACCGGATCGCGAATCGGGACACGATAGTGGCGACGGATGTGGTGTTCTTACTTCAGGCTGTTTCGGCGATCGTGAAAACCTATGTCACTGATGAACAATACGCAGATTTTACAACCAAACTTGCTAGGGCTGTCACGGATCATTCTTCCCTGGCTGGACGGCGAACAGTCGAAGGTCGCGTCAGCGGCTGAACCGTTCGACGACTGGCTAGTCCGGACAAGCCCGACCTGGACGTGGGACGTTCCACACCTGGTTTTGATTCGATACTACCTGCGCCTGATCGACAGCGGCGCGATCAAACGGCTGATGCTTTTCCTTCCTCCCCGACATGGCAAGTCAGAACAAACGACGATCCGGTATCCAGCCTGGCGGCTGTCACAGAATCCAGAAGAACGGATTATCATCGCGGCCTACAATCAGATTCTAGCGGAAAAGTTCAGCCGGAAGACGCGCCGGTTCGTTCAGGCTGACGGGACGCTGTCACGGGAACGGAAGGCCGTCTATGACTGGGAAACGGAACAAGGGGGCGGGGTTCGCGCCGTGGGCGTCGGCGGCGGGATCACTGGGCAGGGCGGGAACCTGATTGTTGTGGATGACCCAGTGAAGAACCGCGAAGAAGCGAACAGCCAAGTTTATCGGGACAAGGTCTATGACTGGTTCACGGATGACCTTTACACACGGCTGGAACCTGGTGCGGCGATCATAATCATTCAGACGCGGTGGCATGAAGACGACCTTTCGGGCCGACTTCTTCAGGAAGAAAAGGAAGGAAACCTGGAAGGGTCGGAACCCTGGACAGTCGTAAAGATTCCAGCGGAAGCAAAAGAAGACGAACCTTCCCTTCCTGACGGCGTTGGGCGGAAGAAGGGCGAAGCCTTGTGGCCGGCGCGGTATCCGCTTCCGGCCCTGGTCGACCTAAAGAATCGGCTGAAGGGGTCTTATTACGCGCTGTTCCAACAGGAACCCCAGCCGGAAGAAGGAACGATCTTCAAGATTGGCTATTTCGATCGCCTTCGTCACGAAAACATCCCCGAACGGAAGACCTTCTCCTTCGTTCTGTCAGCCTGGGATACGGCGTTCAAGGACAAAGAATCGGCTGACTATTCGGCGACGGTCACGGCTGGGATTCTGGGGAACAGAATCTACATCCTGGACGCGTGGCGTGAACGGCTGGAATTCCCAGCCCTGAATTCTGCGATCAGGGCGCGCTGGGAACTTCACAGGCCGAACTGGATCGGAATCGAAGACAAGGGGTCAGGAACTTCGGCTGTCCAGACGATACAAGCCGCGACACTTCTTCCCATCGTCCCTGTAAGCACGGGCGGGCTGTCGAAGGAAGAAAGGGCGCGCCTGGTCAGTGGGCTATGTCAGTCGGGGCGGGTCGTAATCCCCGCGACAGCCTGGGGCGACGCCTTACTTGACGAACTGATCCGGTTCCCGACCGGCGCACATGATGACTTTGTAGACGCCTTTGTCTATGTTTTGTCGCAGGTTATGTCGGGTCTTTCAGCCTTTTCTATACAGGAGTATTGACACATGCCTATCGATGCGGCGCAACTGGCCTATTTGCAACACTTGGCGGCTGAAGACGGGACGAAACAGGGATGGATCAGGACACTTCGGGAATACATGGTCGGCGAACAGCCGGTGTATCTGACGGATCGCCAGAAGGAATTCATCGGCCTGAAGGAACCTGACGCGAAGAAACTGTTCAGTCATAATCTGTGTCAGTTGGTTGTCAGCGCGCCGGTCGAACGGCTGGATGTGACAGGGTTCGGGGCTGTGAAGGTTACAGGCGAAGACGGCATGGAATCCGAAGTCGGGGATTCGGTGACTCTGACTAGGCTGGCGTCGGCCTGGTGGGAACAAAACCGGATGGACGCCGGACAGGACGACGTTTACGAAGCGGCCTGTCGGGACGGGGAAGCCTTCCTGATCGTCGACTGGCATGAACTGGAACAGCGGCCCAGGTGGACGGTCCACGAAGCCTATGACGGAACGCAGGGAATGAAGATTCACTATGATCCTGACACGGACGCGCCCCTGTTCGCTTCGCTTCGCTGGCAAACTTCTGACCCGATGGAAAAGGGAAGCACGGGGAAGACGCGGGTCACACTGTACTTCCCCGACCGGATCGAAAAGTATATCAGCAAGGGGGGCGACCCCACGTTTGAAGGGGACTGGGACACGATCATCGACTTCGAAGGCGATCCAGACAACGGGATCGAACCGGAACCGTGGCCCCTTCCCTGGGTCGGGGCTGATAGAAAGCCCCTGGGCCTTCCGGTGATGCACTTCGAAAACCCAGGTGGGTCGGAAATCGCCGACCTGATCCCGATCCAGGACATGGTGAACAAGTCTGACCTGGACTTGATCGCGACGGCGGATATGTCGGGCTTCCGTCTTCTGTGGCTTAGTGGCGTCGCCCCGATCATCGATGTGGAAACTGGGGAAGAAAAGACGCAGACTATCAGTCCCATGACCCTTTTACGGCTGACCGATCCACAAGCGCGGGCCGGCGCGATTGAACCGGCTGATCTGACGAAGATGACCGACACAAGCCGGTACTGGATCGAATCGGCGGCGGGCGTGACTCGGACGCCCCACTTCCTTCTTCGCGCGTCAGGGGCGGATCAGCCTTCCGGTGAATCGCTGAAGATGCAAGAAACGGGCCTGGTGGCGAAGGTTCTTCGGAAACAGAAGGTCTTCGGGAACGTCTGGGAAGACGCTGTCTATTTGTCGGCGCGGCTGACAGCCCTGAAAGACCCTGGTGGAATCACTGACGCGCGGCTACAAACACGCTGGGCCGATCCAGAAACCAGGAACGAAGTCGAACAGTCGCAGATCGCTGAGAGAATGTTCAAGATTGGCGTCCCCCTTCCGACGATCTTGTCAAAAGTCTATCGAATGACCCAGGAAGAAATCGACGAAGTGATGGACATGGTCAAGACAACACAGGCCGACGAAATCAATCGGGGCCTGGACGAATTTGAATCGCGATTCAATAGCGGACTGATAGGAGAAGGGGCTGGAAATGGGAATAGTAGAACTGCGGCCTGAAGAAATCGCGGTAGTGCTGTATAAGAATGGGCAGATCGGGGCGGACAGCGATGAAGTCGCGATCCCGCGCGGAAAGGCCGTGAAGGAAGCCGTCCTGGTTTACGAAGACGGCGAACGGGTCAGCCTGAAAACAGGGGCGCGGGAACCTGCGCTGAAGAACGTCTGGCGGCTGGAACTGGGGCGATCCCCGACCGAACGAAAAGTGATCTTCGACGGCCACGACATAAGCGCGATGGTGAAAGCGGTTCATCTTTCGGCTGACATTTACGACCTGACACATCTGGTCGTCGAGTACGTCCCCGAAGCGATCGAAGTCGTGGGTGAACCGGACGCGATCGAATGGGTCGTGGCCCACGTTCGCACACAGGACGCCCAGGAAGCCCAGGACGGCGTTCCCTGGGACGAACCGTCGGATTATGACGAAGATGACGAAGAATCGCTTGTGGGGGTCTTAGGCGTCGCCTGATGGGAAGACAGACGGCGTCTTTGCCGGTGACGCGCTATCCGCCGAAGAACACAGGCCCCGCGGCGATGCTGGTCGCGTCCAGAAACTTCCGGAAGAACCTGGACGCGCGTGACAAGGCGACGATGGAATACATGAACAAGTCCTACGCTGGGGTCTATGCGCGGTTACAGGAGTATTCCGACGCGCTGTTCGCTGAAATTGTGTCGAAGGCCGGAGAGACAGGGAAAGTCAAGCCCTGGAAGATCGCCCGACTGACGACTATGCAGTCCCTGATGGAACAGATCGCGAAGGAAGTTGGGGCCTACGGCCTGGTCGTGGCTGACCAGGTTCAGGGGGAAGCGCGGGACATGGCGCGCCTGGGCGAACAGCACATGGCGGAGATTATAAAGGCGGGATTCCCGAAGGAAGTACAGGCGACGATCGGGGCGTCTTTCCAGATGCTTCCGGCGTCTGCGCTGGAAACGGCGACGGCTTTCACGCATCCCGACAGTCAACTTATGAAGAATCTGACGGTCGGTTATGGGGAAGCGGCGGCACGATATATCGGGGATTCCCTGATCGCTGGGATCGGGCTGGGGCATAATCCGGAAGAAACGGCGAAGCGGCTGAATAGGTCTATGGGCTTTCCCCTGATCGATGCGAAGCGGACGATGCGAACGGCGCAACTGTGGGCATATCGGGAAACGAACCTGGCCGTCATGCAAAGGAATTCTGACCTGGTCAGCGGCTGGCGATGGTATAGTTCGCTGGACGCGACGACTTGCATGGCCTGTATTATAAGACACGGCCAGTTGTTCGGCCTGGAACATGGCCAACACATGAACGATCATCATAACGGCAGATGCGCCATGATTCCTGAAATCCGGCCCCTGTCTGAACTGGGCTTTTCTGGTATCGACGCGTCGCCTAAAGTCCATGTTGAACACGGTGACGACTGGTTCAGGAAACAGTCGGACGAATTCCAGAAGAAGGTCATGGGGCAGAATGTCTGGGAAGCGTGGAAACTAAAAAAGTTCAAACTGTGGGAATTACAGGGCTTTTATCAGAACGATGTTTACGGGACAATGGTTGTGACGCTTCCGATCAATCAACTTCTGGGCGCGGGTTGGGACAAGGGGATGACGAAAGACCGGAACCTGCGGAAGTCGGGCAAGATCGCCAGAAAGCAGACCGTCGCGACTTCGACGCCTGTCAGCGACGCCCTTGACATGGGCTGGCTGGGTCCGAAAAGGTCGAAACTACGGAAGGCGGGCGAAACGGCACTGGCGGCGATCGATCTGGTTCATGGTGACGGGCCGCTTCCGGATATTCCCGTGACAGACATGAACAAGGCTTCGACACATGGGGAATATCGGTATAACGTCCGGCGTGGGACGGCGACAGAGATCAAACTTTCAAGGAAGTCTGACGCGCCGGAATTAGTCATGGTTCACGAAGTCGGCCATTTTCTGGATCACTGGGGGATAGGGCCTGGCGGGGACTTTGCAACAGACGCCTTTCTGTGGGCGCAGAAGGAACCTGGGCATGACTGGGCGGATGACTTCGAAAACTGGTGGCTGGCGATCATAACTTCAGACGCGCATCTGCACAAGCAGGAACTTATGCGTATGTCAGGAAAGGAAAGGAACGATATGATCCTTCGGGGGGAAAAGGCCCCGAAGTTAGACTATTTGCGGTATCTTCTGGGGAAAAGAGAAATATGGGCGCGGTCTTATGCACAGTATATCGCCATTCGGTCAGGCGACCCTGTGTTGTTACAGCAACTTGTAGAATCGCGTCGGCAACGGCCAGCATACGACCCAGACCAGAATGATTACGCTGAACAGTGGGATGATCGTGACTTCACTCCAATCGCTGAAGCGATGGATAAACTATTCAAGACGTTGGGATGGCTGAAATGATCTACTTGCCAGGGACGGGCATAATCGACCGGACGAAGACCTACGAACAACACGTCGAAGAAACCCTGAAGACCGAAAACATTTCCCCAGACAATGCACGGATCGCCGTGGCGATCGAACTGGGGATAGTCGGCCCAGGTGGGGACGTGATAGAAGTCGGGTCGGTCTGGGACACGGAAGAAGATATACCGTTCATACCTGACGAAGACTGATCTTCGCCGTCCAGGTGGCGGCGGATTCAGATATAAAGTCGCCCCAGCGGGGCGCAATCCCAGGGGGATAACGTGACAAAGGCTGAACTGTTTTACATCGATGGACAGAAGTGGTGGAAGATCGGGGATGTTGTGTTCCCAGCGATCAGCGGCGGCGACGACCAGGATGATTCCCAGGATGGTGATTCGTCACAGGATGGCGACGACAAGTCTGACGACAAGTCGGATGACAAGTCGGATGATAAGTCCCAGGGGGGCGAAGATTCCGACGAATGGGGGGATGACTTCGACGCCGATCGTGCGAAGCGAACGATCACGAACCTTCGGAAAGAAGCGAAGGACGCGAAGGCTTCTGATAAGAAGGCCAGCGCGCGCCTGAAGAAACTGGAAGACGCTGAAGCCGAACGGAAGAAGGGTGAACTGTCCGAAACCGATCGCCTGAAGGCGGAAAAGAAGGAAGCCGAAGAAAAGGCGCAGAAGGCGGAAGCGAAGGCTGAATCGACGCTGAAGCGGCTGTCCGTAGAACAGGAAGCCGGAAAAGCGAACGTGGCCGATTCTGAAGTCGTTATGGGCTTGGTGGACTTCGGCGAACTGACCATCGATGACAAGGGCGTCGTGAAGGGAGCCGAAAAAGCGGTCGGCGCGCTGGTAAAGAAGTTCCCTTACCTGGTGAAAGGGTCGACTTCGTTCGACACGAATTCCCAGCAAGGGCGCGGGCGCGGCGGTACGCAGGGCGACAACCTTACAGCGGCGAAGAAGCGGGAACTGAATCAGCGGTTCAAGATGGGAATTCCGGACGAACCGGCTGGACAGACCTGATGACAAAATAGGAGACAAACACAATGGCTGATATCACAGTCACGGCGGCGGACGTTCGACCCCTTCAGGGGGCGATCACGCGTCGGTTTACGGCTGGGGGTACTGTTGCGATCGGCGACCTTGTCTATGTCGCATCTGACGGCGACGTCGAAAAGGCGGACGCTGACGCGGCGGCTTCCAGCATCATCGCGGGGGTAGCAGTTGGGACACCTGACGGCGGATCATCGGCTTCGGCTGGTGAGGAAGTCGACGTAGTTGTCTTCGGCCCCGTAACCGGATTTTCTTCGATGACAGCTGGCCCCTACGCCTTCGCTTCGACCACGGCTGGCAAGGCTGAAACTGGCGCGCCGGCTGCAGCGTCTGGCGATTACGTGGGGATTCTGGGGATCATCATTTCTGCGACCGTCATCCTGGTGAACCCGTTCACCTATGACGTGACAGCGCAGTAAGGGAAAGGTGAAATAAAATGGCAACGCTTGGCCCGAACGCCCTTTTACAGTATGCCCTTCCCACGAACTGGGATGCGGCAACTTTATCGCAGACAGCCCTTCAGAGTGGCGAGACATACGAAGGGCTTCTTAAGGACATAACGGCTGGTCTGGCCGCGAAGAACGCTAGTCTTCTTCAGAATCCGCTTCTTATGTCCCTTGTTGGGCTGACGACAGAACAAACCCTGGAATACGGGATCGGCGTCAGCAACGGTTTTCAGGTGGCGACCGAATTCACGAGGCCCGATTCGGGTCGTGGGGCAACAGTGGGACACATGCTTCCGCTGGATTCCTTCGACCGTGGTTTCGGCTGGACGTGGATGTTCCTTCGCAAAGCACGGCGAATCTCGATCGATAACGATATTGCTATGGGGATGAACGACCTTCAGAACAAGTTCGAATACCTGATTCTGAACCGGCTGTTCCTGTCCACGGCGGTGACGATCGGGTCTGGTGGAAAGTCTGTTCCGATCGCTGACGGGGGGACGGCTGATTCGGCTTATGTCCCCCCCCACGTTCCGGAACGTGAAACCACGACCTTCACTTCGTCCCACACGCATCTTCTACGCTTGGATGGGATCACACAGGCGAACCTGAACACGGCTGTCAAAACTGTCTGGGAACACAATCACGATGGCCCCTATGATCTTCTGATCGCGGCGGCTGACCTAAGCGATTGGACGAACACGACAAACGTGACCGGATATGTAGCGCGGTCACAAGACCTTATCTCTTACGGGTCACAGACCGCGACAGCGGTCGGGATCGACCCTGGTGTGATCGGCGTCGTCGAAACTGATTACGGGACTTGTCGGCTTCGTGCTACGGCGCGTATTCCCACGGCCTACTGGTCGGTGTATAAGTCTTACGGCTTGCAAGATCAGCGAAATGTTCTCGCCTTGCGATACAGTGAGGCGATGGGAATTGGTGCGGTTCTTCTAGCGGGCGATCACATCCGCGAATTCCCGATGGAAAACGCTATCATGTTCATGGAAATGGGCGTGGGAGTGGGCGACCGGACAGCGGCCGCGATCGTGGAAAACGATTCCAGCGGTGACTACGCTTCGCCGACCATCGTCGAAAACTAATCAGCGCGACCCTGAAGGGGGTATAACGTGAAAAGATACAGCCTTCGGGTTGCGCTGGTCGTGGCGGTCATCGTCCTTCTGTTACTGGGCGCGGCGGAAACGATCGATATAACGATCGGCGGAACTGACCCAGCGGCTGGTGTAGGCGTGGCTTACATCGTCTATACCAGAGTTCAGTAACCGACAAACTAATCACAGGGGGGCCATTCAAGGCCCCCTTGGGGGCAATCTATGGTCGACACGTACGAACTGACGAATGACATTGGAAAGGTTCGCTTCCTGATCCCCGATACCGACATAACCGATGCTGAACTGTCCGATGCTGAAGTTACGCATCTCCTATCGATCAGCGGCGGAACGGTGAACGCGGCCGCGATCGCTGGGTGTAGATGGCTGTCCAGGAAGTACGCGCAACAGATCACACACACAACGGAAGGCGGGGCGCGATTCGACCTGTCGAAGCGGGCTGAAACCTACGCCGCGCGTGCAAAGGAACTGGAAGATCAACTGATCGGCGGGGCGTCCTTCGTCGGCCTGGATCGGGAAGACGGCTATTCGGAAGAAGCGACTGACTCCGAATACGCGACCCGTCGGGTTTACATCGAAGTGTAAGGGGGGAAAGCGGATGACGACTTCACTTCCTGGCGCGAAATCAATACTAACATCCAGGATGTTCTGGGGGAACCTGATCGTCCTTCTCCTGTGGGCTGGTGAATCGACAGGCGTGGTCGACGTTGTCCCTGACGGGGAAAATGTTGACGAAATCACGCTTATCATTGTCACGCTGGTGAATATCATCCTTCGGAAGCGAACAGATCAGCCGGTCACGTTCAGCCTTCCGAAGTTCGGTCTTCCAAAGAGCGACTAACACTGATTCAGTAAAGGTAAAAGGCCGTCCTTATGCCGGGCACTGAAATGGAAGCGCAGATTCGTGACCTTCAAGTGGCCACGAAGCGGCACAGGCTTCTTCTGGAAGGCGGGGATAATGCCATCCCAGGGTATGAAGGGCTTTGTGCTGTCGCGGCGGCATTGACACAAGACGTGGAAATACTGAAGAAGGAACGCCGCGAACTGGTCGTCTATGCGCGCGGAATTCTCATCGGCCTGGCTTTGACTGGGGCCGGTGTGGGAACGACGCTAATCACGGTTCTGACGCGGTACGGGGTCATATAATGGGCGAAATGAAAGAAACGGCACGCGAGACATGCGGGACGCGCTGGGGGAAGGTGATGATTCTGTGGCTGGCCTTCGCCTTCGTCTTCGCCGTGGGCGGAACAGCGGCTGGGGGGTATAGTGTGTTCAAGTGTTGCATCGAAACGCCCCCCGTGGAATATGCGAACCTGATTCTTCCGGACAGACTGGACCGGGTCTGTCCCGACGACGAAGTCGACTTCCAGGTCGACGTAATAGGGAACAGGGCTGAAGCGATCCAGGTCAGTGTTTCGTTTTACGACGTGGCAGAAGGATACACCAGGCTGTCCGGTGTTCCGAAGGGGATGGAAGTCGGCGTCGGTCGGAAAGTAATGCCCTGGTCTTTCATCGTCCCCGACTTTCCGACGGGACAATACATACGCCAAACGCGGGCGCGGGATCACGGACGATCGGCTGGCTATAACATCCCCTTCACGATCATGGAAGGATGTGACTGATGGCTGATCGCTTCCTGTCCACACAGGACTTGACGAACCTGCGGGCGATCCAGGCAGACGCGCGGACGTCCGGCGGGGATACCTGCACGATCCGGCGCGGGACTGTGACATACACTGGCCCAGGGACAGCCGATCCGGTCTTCGCAGACTTGGCGACCGGCGTGACTTGCCGCGTGTCCATCCGCGAAGTAACGCCCAGGGAAGCGGCGAATCAGGGTGATGCTGACTTCGTTTGGGGGACGATCGCTTACTTCTTCAGCCTTCCCTACGACCAGGACATAACACGGAAGGATCGGGTCGTGTTCGGGTCGGAGACTTATGAAGTCCTGGGTGTCCTCAATGTGGGCGCGCTGATGATCGACAAGGAAGCGATCTGTGTCTGGATCGATGTGTAATGGCTGGCGGGAACGGAGAAACCGGTGATGACAACTTCCAAACTGAAGCCCCGACTGGTCGTCGAATACAACCACATCGGCCAGTTCAGGAGCGGCGTTCGAAAGAAGGCATGGGCGGCGATCCGAATGTCAGCGATCAAGATCCTGTCGAACACGGTCGCAATCACGCCCTGGAAAACGGGGAACCTACGGGACAGTTATACGGTCGTCGAAGACGAAGCGAACTTCGTGGTCTATGTGGGGACAAACGTCGAATATGCACCCCACGTCGAATTCGGAACTTTCCGGTCGACGGCGAAGCCCCACTTGTTCCCGTCGGCTGACCAGGAAGAACCCTTCTTCCTGGATTCTATGGCAAGGATCGCAAAATGAAGGCGACTTCACTGAAGATACACACGAAACTGGCGGCTGGGGCGACGGCTTCGGGGGACGCATCGACACGAATCCATCAGAAACTTGCCCCCCCAGGCGTCGCCTTCCCGATGGTTGTCTTCCAGAAGGCGGGGGGCGACAACCGATACACGTTCGGGAACACAAAGGTCGCTGTCCGGCTGGTCTATCTGGTGAAGGCGATCGATCAGTCGTTCGATTCTGACGTGGCTGAAGGGATCATGGATGATGTTGAGACAGACCTTCACGACGCCGATCTGTCCGTCACGGGCTACAATACGGCGAACTGTCGGAGACAGCGGGATTTGCCTTCGTATTCGGAAGTTGTGGACGGGAAGCCTTACCAGTACGAAGGCGCGTATTACGAAATCGAACTGACGCCGTCGGCGTAGGGGGTAATCAATGGCGGTTCCACACGGAAAAGCGACTAGGGTTTACGTCGCCGGTTATGACCTATCGGCGAAATTGGACGGGGTGTCCCCCCAGGCTGAAGTGGACGAACACGAAACGACTGGCTTCGGCGTGGATTCGAAGACCTTTATTCCTGGGCTGACCGATTCGCGTCTGTCCGGCGAAGGCTTCTGGGACACTGACCTGGCGGATGACAATCTGACTGACGACATTCTGTCGGCAAACCTAGCGGCTGACGGCGTGAAGGTATGCGCGATGTTGTCGGCGGCGACGATCGGGGATCGGGGTTACGGGATACAAGCGATTGAAAACGCCTACGGCCAGAAGTCGGAACAGGGCGGGGTCGCGCGGGTGAACTTCGAAGCCCGGTCACAAGTTGGCTTCGATGCGATCCAGGTTCTGCATGTCAAGGCGACGCGGACGACTGACGCTGATGGATCGGCCCTGGACAATTCGGCGTCTTCGGCAAATGGGGGGGTCGGCTATCTTCAGGTATTCGCCGCGACGGGCGGCAACGCCGCGACGATCCTGATCGAAGACAGCCCCGATGACGCGGTCTGGTCGACGCTGGTGGCGTTCGTGGCTGTGACGGCGGTCGGCGCGCAACGGATCGCAGTAACTGGAACAGTGGATCGGTATCTTCGGGCTTCGTGGACGCACGCGTCGCCCCCAGGATCGGTTCAGTTCTTTGTCGCCTTCGGGCGGGAATAAGGGGAAAAGATCATGGCAGTTCCACACGGGAAAGATACTGACTGGCGGCTTGACAATGCCGCGGCTTCGCTGATCGACTTGTCGGCGTACACGGATTCGGTTGACTTCCCCCAGGAGGTTGACGAAGCGGAAACGTCTGTCTTCGGGCTGTCTTCGAAGGCTTTTATTGTCGGCCTTCAGAGTACGAGTATATCGATCGGGGGGCCTTTCGATCCAGTGGTCGACTTACAACTGACGGCGGTCGTGGGACAAACGGCGTCGCTGTCGTTCCAGTATGGCCCCCAGGGAACGACAGGCGGCCAGCGGCAGTATACGGGCGAATGTTTCTTGACGCGATACAATCCGAATTCGGGTGTCGGCGACGCGGCAAGGTGGACGGCGGAACTTCGCGTGACTGGCGACGTGACACGCGGTACTTACTAATCACAGGGGGATATGAATGGCTGACGGAACAAAGGGAAAGGGAACGATGGTTCAGGCGGTCGTGGACGACGACGGCGCAGGCGCGCCGATTGATCCTCTCACGGCGCAGAAGAAACGGGAAGGGACGATAACGCCTATGTCCCAGGCTTCACAGAACGGCTATCTGACGATCGAAGATATCGCGAAGGCCCCAGACACAGTGACGGAAGAATTGGATGTTCCCGAATGGGGCGGAAGGCTCGTTATTCGGTCGCTGACGAAGGGACAGCAACAGGACGCGCGCCGAAAGTCTATGCGCGAAGGCGAAATTTCGACCGACCTTCTGGAAATGCACGTCTTCATTACTGGCGTAGTCGAACCGGCGATGACAGAAGAACACTTCGGGATGTTGCGACAGAAGTCCTTCGGCGTCGTCGAAGGGATCACGCGAAAGATTATGAAGGTGTCAGGGATGGATCAGGCGTCGATCGCGAAGGCCCAGGCGTCCTTTCCTTCTGGACAATGAAGTTAGGTTCGAACTGATACTGGCCCGTGACCTGGGCATGACCAGGGCTGAAATGCGACGCCGTGTGTCCATGTCCGAATACCTGGACTGGACGATCCTGTATAACAAAGAACAGGCTGAACGTGAAGAAGCCGCGAATAAGGGGAAAAGGTAGACATGGCTGTCGGGGAAGAAATCGCACGAATGTTCGTGTCCGTCGGTGGAGACATCGACGGGTTCGAAGGATCGATGAACAAAGTCGAATCGCGGATCAGTTCGGTCAGCCGATCGATGCTGGGGTCGGGCACGGCACTGACAGGGCTGACCGCGCCCCTGATCGGCGCGGCAAAGACGGGCGTCCAGCAAGCGATGGCCTACCAGTCGAATATGAACATGCTGGAGGCTGTCAGCGACGCGACTGAAATGCAGATGTTGTCGCTGGGGGCAACGGCCCAGGCTATGGGGGAAGACCTGACCCTTCCAGGAACGTCGGCTGGTGACGCGGCGGAAGCGATGGTCGAACTTGCGAAGGCGGGCCTGTCCGTCGAAGACGTTATGGGGGGGGTAAAGGGAACGCTTCAGTTGTCGGCGGCGGGGCAGATAAGCAACGCGCAAGCGGCCACAATCACAGCGGGAGCGATGAACGCTTTCAATCTGGAAGGATCGGAAGCGGTCAGGGTCGCCGACCTTTTGGCGGCTTCAGCGAATTCATCGGCGGGTTCAGTCGCGAGTATGGCCGACGGACTTCAAATGTCAGCGTCAGTTTACGCGGCGGCTGGACAGCCGATCGAAGACCTGGTCACAGTGATCAGCCTACTGGCAAACGCCGGAATCGTGGGGTCGGACGCTGGAACTTCCCTGAAGCAAATGATGTTGACGCTGATGTCCCCGTCCGCGGCAGCGGCGGAAGCGTTGACGAAACTGGGGGTGGACGCATGGGACGCACAGGGGAACATGGTTCCCCTGGTAGACATTATTGGGCAACTTGCGCAAGCAAAGGCTTCGATGACGACGGAGAAGTTCGACGAAGCCATCGCGGCCGCTTTTGGGTCTGACGCGGCGCGTGCGGCCATGGTGCTGGCGGCTGAAGGGGCCGAAGGTTTCAGTGATATGAAAGGGGCCGTCACAGAACAAGGGGCGGCGGCTGAACTGGCGGCTGTCCAGATGGAAGGGCTGTCTGGTGCGATCGAAGGGCTAGGGTCGCAGGTCGAAACGGCCCTATTAGGGGTCTTCGAACCTTTGCTGACCACGATGGAAGGGGTCGTCGGATTCGTGACAGACCTGGTCACGGGCTTCATAAACCTGGACGAACCGACGAAGGCGGCGATTCTAGCCTTTGCTGGACTTGTTACGGCGGCTGGCCCGTTCCTACTTCTGGCAGGTGCAATCGGGACGGCCCTGGCCACGATACTGTCCCCGATCGGCCTGGTCGTGATTGGGATCGGCGCGCTGGGAGCGGCCTTCGCTTCCGACTTTATGGGAATTAGAACGTCCGTCGAATCGATCGGCCAGGAACTGGGCGGCGCGATCGAAAAAACCTGGAATTCAGCCCAGCCTACAATCGAATCGGTCGGCCAGGAACTGGGCGGCGTTCTCGATAAAGTCACTTCCGGATACGAATCGGTCGGCCAGGAACTGGGCGGCGTTCTCGATGAAGTCACTTCCGGATACGAAGAAGGCGGGATCGGCGGCGCGGCTGACAGCCTGGGCCAGAATATCGCCGATTATATCACGCAGGGAATCACTTATATCCAGGACAATATTGGTACTTGGGCTTCAGACCTGGGGTCGGCGATTTCCGACCTGGTCGGTCAGGGAATGGCTTTCATTAGCGACGCCTCGGGGCTGGCGACGGGGATAGTGGGCTTGTTCAGCGAGGCGATCAACCTAGCGGTCACGTCCTGGGAAACCTACGGGCCACAGTTATCAGGGGCGATCGGACAACTTCTGGGGGCGCTGTTCGGGAAAGGGATCAGGTTCGCGATGCAGACCCTGCCTAACATAATGGGGAACCTGGCGGGTTCGATCGTCGGAATCTTCTCTGGGGGCGGCGCGTCGGAAGCGGCAAAGGAAGTCAGGTTCGCGATGCAGACTGGGGGCGAAGTGCTGAAGGCAGGTGGCGGCTTCGTCGGCAGTCTGGCGGAATGGATCGTTCAGAACGGTGAACGGGTCGGAAAGGCTATGAAGAACCTGGCGGTTGCCCTACTGACGGGCTTCGCTACAGCGTTCGCGGCAAACGCGCCGGCTGAAGTCGTCGAAGTGGCGGAAACGCTTCTATCGGAAATGAAGGGGGCAATTTCAGCAATTGCGGCTGATCCGGTCGGGGAATTCATAAAGCTCGGAAAAGCGATCATCGATGGACTGATCGCTGGGATAGAGGCGACTGCGGGCCAGCTGGCGAAGGCTGTGACGGATGTTCTTATGTCTGGGATTCCTGGCCCCGTGAAGAAATTCTTCAACTTATCTTCGCCTTCTAAACTTATGATGGGATACGGCGTCGACATTATGGCTGGTCTTCAGATCGGGATGGAAAAGGAAGGCGCGCGGATGAACGTTCCGATCCCCAGCATGGAAGCCCCAGACGTGGCGGTGACGCGGCTATTCACAAACAAGATGACCGGCGCAGACGGGGGAAGTGTTCGATCAATGGGGCGTCAGGCAATGCGAATCTTCATCGAAGGAATGGCAGAAGAAGCCCCGAACGGCGACGTTCTGTCGATCTTGGCGAAGGCGATCCATCCCGCGATGGCGCGGACGTCCGCGATCCAGCGGTCGCGATCAGTGGCGCGATAGGGGGCCAGTATGCCCGATGTTACGATCAATAGCGTGAATTACAGTCTGGAACGTCACAAGATCGAAGAAATCGAATCGGCGGCGAACCATGACCTTATGTCCGGCGCGTTCAAAAAAGACGTGTTCGGGGTAAAGTCCAGGTTCGAATGTGGGTCGGATCATTTCACGGCGGCGCAACTGGCAACACTGAAGACGGCCTTCGAATTGGGAACGTCCTTCACTTTTGTCGACCTGGATTCGTCGTCTTATACCGTCCTGTTCGAAGACAACAGGCTTGCAGCGGAAACGAACCGGAACATCCCCTGGTCGAACCGGCGATATATCATGGACTTCGCCCTGCGGGAAGTCTGATGGCCCAGGACATAAGCGGGACTTCACTGGCGACGAACGTCGAAGACGACAAGCGGGATGTTGACTTCACGGTCGAAGTACAATGGAACGGAACGGACTGGGTCGACGAAACAGCGAATGTGAAATCGCTTTCCTGGTCGGAAGCCTTTGCGCCCCCTGAAGAATCTGTCATTCGGCCTGGTGGCGGGTTCGCGAACGAAGCAACCCTGACACTGTTCAACAATGATGCACGATACAGCCCCTATAACACAGGGTCGGCGATCGCGGCTAACATCTACAATGGGCGATACTACCTGACGGCGGTTCGAGTGAAGGCTGGGTTCGAATCGGAACTTCTGACTGTCTTCACGGGCTACATATTTGACGCCGACTTCACGTCACGGAAGAACGAAGTCACTTTCACCTTGCGGGATCGTTCAGCGACGATCCTGGAAGTGAAGGGTACGACGGAAATGAAAGAAGGCATTTCGACCGACGCCTGGCTGGTCATTCTGTGTGGCCTGGTGTCGATCGCTGGGGGCGACCAGGTCTTCGATAAGGGGACGGTTATCCTTCCCTTCGCCTGGCTGGACGACGAATCGGTCTGGGAACAGATGGCACTTGCGGCGGCGGCTGAAGGCGGCTGGGTGTACTTCGACTGGGGTGGCAAACTGCACTTCGAGAACGGCGCGCACTGGGCGAATCACGATACCAGTATCTATACATTCGATCGGGATCACTACTCCGACCTTCAGCCCCAGCATCGACCGGACGAAGTCTATAACGAAGTGACTGTCGAATACAGCCCCCGTGTCGAAGGTGCGGCCCAGGACTTGTGGAACCTGGAACGTCCGATCACGATCGGGCCTTCAGGGACGTTCGACTTGGTCGCGCGGTTACAACTTCCAGCGACGGCGATCTACACGCCGACCGAATCCTATGACTTCAGCGCGGCCCTGGTCACGGGCGACAATTCAGACGGCGACCTTTCCATCAGCGGCGAATCGAAATACGGCCAGCGATACGAATGTACGCTGACGAACGACAATGCTAATCATTCGATCATCGTGACGAAGTTCAGGGTTCGGGGGGTCCCGATCCTGGGGGAACCGTCGGAAGAAATCACGGCCACGGGCGTGGCAACCTTTGTCACACAGACGCGGAACCTTCCCGTCAGGGCGAATGTCTTAGTTCAGACTTCGGCCCAGGCGTCGGCCCTTGCGAACTTCCTGGTCGACCGATACCAGAACCCGCGACACCTCATGTCGATCAGCGGCGCGCCGGCTGTCCCCTGGCTGGAACTGGGGGATCGGGTCACGGTTCAGGAACCGGATCATTTCACGGGCGGATACTCGGATCGGATCGGGTTCATCGTGTCGAAGTCGTTTCATCTGGGTCATGGTCAGCCGTTCACGATGGACGCCGAAGTAATCGGGCTGGGCGGGATGCTCCAGTCGACGGATTACTTCCTTCTGGACACGCATAAGTGGGGAACGGGGGCCGGATCGGGCTATCTGTGGTATGGCGGAACAGTCGAAGAATCCTGGACAGAAGTCCCTGACGTGGCGACCGGCGACATTCTGTCAGCCCATTATCTGGCGACCCTGGCCGCGAATCTGAACTATGTCCACGGCCTTCTTATGGGACATGAACACGTCACGGCCTGGTACTTCGGATCAGACGGGACGGCCCCGAATACGACCATCTTCGAAGGGGCGATCTGGCATCAGTACAGATACCTTCGCTATGACTGTGTCGTGGCTGGGGGCGAAACGATCCAGATCAATGTCAACAGTACGCTTGTGGCAACTGCGACGCCAGGCGCGCCGAATGGGGTTGCCGACCTAAACGCCCTGGGTCTTTCGACGGGGACGTTTTACGACGTGGACTGCGTCGCGTCGGGCAGCGGGTGCTATATAAACGAACTAGCGCAACAGGGCGATTCAGCGGTCAGCCCGACCGAACCGACCTTCCCCACGTTCACGGACGGGGCTGTGTCCGACTACGCCGATCTGAATCTGATAAAGGACGGAATCGCCTGGATCAAAGATCGCGCGGCCCAGCCCCAACTTCCGCATATCGCGCGGCTGAAGTCACAACGGCCTGGGGCGTGGACGGAAGACGAATTCGTCGATAACTACATCCTGAATTTCAGGGGAACGGTTCGTCATCGGTTCAATACGCTGGCCTGGAAAACGATATATCATCCAGCGAACTTCAGTAACAAGGGCAAGATGCAGATTCGGATCCGCGTCGATTCGGCGTCGGCGGGCCAGTATTATGACACGAAGGAAAAGGGCGAAGCCTATGATGACCTGACAGAAACAGGGACGATCACTTCCTTGTCTGGTCTGTCGGCCCTAGACCTGGCCCTGGTCGAAGTGTATTGTCGGCACGAACTA